CGGATGGTCCGCTCAACCAGCCGCAGGACACCCAGCAGGGCCACGCCGGCGTCCACGCCGTTGTCCTTCAGATCCCGGAACATGTCCCCGATGGCGTCCCCGATCCCGGCCAAGCCGGTGGACAGCGCATCGACCACGCTGGGAAATGCCTCGCTGGCGTCGGCCAGGCCGCCCACGATCGACTGCACGGCCGACATCACGCCGGAGGTCAAGGCCGGCAGGCTCTTGGCCGAGTTCTGGAACAGGCGGTCCACGTCGTCCGCCATCTGGCCCCACCCTTTGCGGATGAGGCCGATGGACTCCACGGTGGGCCCGACGAAGTTACGCCGGGCCATCATGTAGGCCTCGGCGAACACGCTGGCCGCGAGGTCCGTTCCGGCCTTCTTGACGGTCGGATCCTTGGCCGCCAGGATGACGCCGCCCAGAATGCCGCCAGCGCCAGCCCCGCCGATGATCCCGGCCGCCACCGTGGCGCCGAGGACCGGGGCCGCCGCCGCGGCGGCGCCAGCCAGGACGGGCACAAGGGCGCCGCCGCCGGCCGGGAACTTGTCCTGGATACCCTCCAGGAGTTTCGAACCGATGCTCTTCCCGGCCTTGCCGGCCTGGTCCTCCAGGTCCTCCGGCTTGGGCAGAAGCTTCTCCAGGATGCCCTTGCCCTGTTCCAGGCGCTTGATCTCGGACTGGCTCTTGCGGATCTGCTTACTGAAGTCCAGGCGTTCGGCCGCGGACCCGGCCGTAGCCATGCCGGCGGCCAGGAACACGAGATCCTGGTTCAGCCGGTTGATCTCGTGACCGAGGCGGCCGATCTTGTCCTTGGTGTCCTTGGCCTGGTCCCCCAGGTCGTCCACCGCGCCGTCCGCCACCTCCGTGGCCGCGGTCAGCTTGTCCGTGTCCCGGGCCGCTGCCTCGGCCGCGGACCCGACGTTCTTCAGCTTGCGCGAGACCTGTTCCGGCGCCTGGCCGGTCTTGTCCCTGGCCAGCAGATCAAGGATCAGGGAGCGCTTCTCATCCGCCACTCTGGGCCTCCCTGAGCCTCATCCAGTACTCCACGTGGTCCGTCATCTCCGGCAGGCTCATGGCCACCATCTGCCCCCGGGGGATCCCCATCCCCACCGCGAACATCGGCGCCCAAGCGTCCACCAGCGCGCCTATTCCGCCAGCGGCAAGGCGTGCAAAGTCACCGTATCCGTCGTCTCCGAGGTCTCGGACGTAGAGGGAGAATCCGGCGGCGGCGGCGTGACTTCCGGCGTCTCGGCCGCCGGCTGGTCTTTTCCCTTACCGCGCCACACGATCAGCATCGTCACGGGGTTGAACGAGTTGAACTCCCCGGCCAGCTCCGGGTCCACCTCGCGGACGGCCAGCCAGGCGGCGGCGGTGTCCCCCAGGACGGTCCGGCCGCGGACGCCGTTCATCACGTCGAACAGGCCCATCCCCAGGCCGTGCTCGATCAGCATCAGCTCCCGGGCGGACCGCAGGATCAGGCTGGTCTCGTCGTACGTGTACCAGCGGTCCCCGTACTTCTCCACGTCGGCCGGGTCCGTGAACCGCATCTCGATCGGTGGCAGTGCCTCGTGCTTTTCCATCCTCGCTCGCTCCCTCGCTCTTACCGTCCGGCCAGGCGGCCGGCGTACTCCTCGATCACTTCTAGTAGAGCATCCTGGGCCTTCTCCATGGCACCGTCCGTGCCGCGACGGTGGAACCCTGGCCTGATGCTGGTGACCGCCCAGGGGGCCGACCGGCCCCGGCGGCGGAACACCGGGTGGCGCAGCTTGCCGTCCTCCAGGCCCCTCAGGTCCCGGCGCTCCTTGGTGCCGTCCGCGTACGTGGTCAGGAGGACCTGGGCCGTCCGGCCTCCGTTGCGGCGGCTGATCCGGTGGCGGAGGCTCTTGCTCAGGAGGCTGGCGTACCCGCCCCTGGCCGGCATGGTGGCGGCGGCCGACGCGTCGATGGACTTCCGGACCGGCTCCACGGCCTTGCTCAGGGCCCGGGACATCTGTTGCCCCAGGCCCTTGTTGCCCTCGTCCTTCAACTGGGAGGCGAACCGCTTCAGGGCGGCGGCCCCGTCGATGCGCGCCTCCAGGCCGGCCATGGATCAGTACGTGGTCAGGGTCGGGATGCCGTCCACCTGGAACGAGGCGGCGATCGGCACCCGGTCCGAAACGGACGCGTCGATGGTGTACTCGGTCATCCAGCACTCGCCCGTGACCTTCAGGGCGCCGGAGGCCGATCCCGCCGGACCGTACTCGAACGTGCTGGTGGCGGTGGCCGTCCGGATCCCGTTCAGCACGGTGGCGATGCCCGTGCTGGCGGTGGCGTCGTAGTGGCCGCCGATCGAGAACGGCACGTTCGCCAGGCCGGGAATGCTCTTGGTGCCGGCGTCGCCGAACGCCGTCACCTCGGACAGCGCCCGGGCGCCGGGCAGGCCGGACACCGAGTTGAGGTAGACCGTGACGGTACGCAGCGTGCCGCCGGAGTCGTCGATCGAGAAGACCGCACCCTTGCCGTGGACGAAAGTCATCGATGATCTTCTTTCTCTAGCGCGGCGCCGCGGCCACGAGGAACGTGATCGAGCCGGTCCCGGTCACGTCGGTCACCACCCGGAGGTAGCGGTTGATCTGGGTGCCGGCCGCGACCTTCACCCGTTCGAACCCCACGGCCGTGACCGCGGTGAAGGCCACCAGGTCCGCCCACACCGAGTTGTCCACCGAGTGCTGGATCTTGATGGCGGCCGAGGTGAGACCGGAGTAGGCGGTCACGTGGATGGCGGCCACGAGGCCGTTCACGGAGTAGGCGACCGGGGATCCGGACACGACGGACAGCGAGGTCCCCCGGTCCACCGCGGTCCCGTTCACGTCCGCCGTCTCGGCCGCGAGAGCATGGATCACGTAACCCGACTCGGCACCCTCGTCCGCCTGGGCCGTGAAGGCGTACCCCACGGCGTCGGCCACGGACGAATCGATGGTCCACTCGCTGGCGTCACCCAGGACGAAATGGGCCGGCTTGCCGATGGCGTACCCGTCCGGGAAGCACGTGGCCAGGACGGCGTTGTCCACGCCGATGGCGTCCTTGATCTCCCGGGTCAGGCCGGTGGTGTGGTCGCTGTCCTGCGGGCCGCGGACGGCCAGGGAGCCGGAGATCAGACCCGGGATGAAACGGGCACCGGCCTGTCCGGCCGTCTGTCCAGCCGTCGTCACCTCGGACATGTTCCGGGAACCGGACACTGTCCAGCCGGCCACCTCGGTGGAGACTTCCTTCTCGTTGACCAGCAACCGCGTGCTGGAGCCGTGGACGAACGACATCAGGACACCACCTCAAAGACGAGTTCGGCGCCCAGGTAGTCCACGCCGTCGTATGCGATCTCACCGGTCCGCCGGACGTTGGTCAGGACGACGTACGAGACGAGGCCGCCCAGGGTGGTGTCCTGCTCCAGCAGGGCCTTGATCCTGGCCAGGGAGCCGCCGGGCTTGCGGGACAACGCGGTCCGGAGCGCACGCTGGGCGCCCTTGGCGTCCACGTTCTGGACCAGGTACGTCCCGACGAACCCGATACCGTCCGCCCCACCGCCCATGTTCAGGTCGAACGTCAGATCGTCCAGCTCGAAAAGCAAGGCCGGCGGCTGGACGTCGCCCACGATCTCGCCATAGGCGGCCACCTGGATGGGCGAGCCGCCGAGGTCCTCGCCCGTGTCCATACCCTGGTACCGGGCCACCAGGGCGTCCACGATCTCGTTCAGGTCATAGTTGGCCGGGGCGCTCATCCCGCCACCTGGAGTTCGTCGATCACGTACGGGGCCAGCTTGTCAGCCACCATCTGGTTCTGGCGGATGCGCACGGCATAGTCCCCGAAGCCGGCCACGCCGAACGGGGCGTCCTTCGCCTTGTCATCCCCCACGGCCAGCATGATGTTGGCGGTGGTGACGTTCTCCGGGGTCGATTCCCATCCCCACTTGGTGGCCACCTGGACGCGCGTCCCGCGGTACGTGAGCGCCTGGACGAGAGGATGGGTGGCCAGCTCCGCCCCGTAGAGCTCGATCCGGCTGAAGGGCCAGCCGTCCACCCCGTCCACGATGCCGTTCTCCGGGAGCAACTCCAGGGTGTCCACGTCCCAGGCCGTCCCGCCGATGGGGGTCACGGACAGGCTGGACGCGTCCCAGAAGTCGTCCACGTCCACACCGGTCCTGTCCGCGCGGAACGTCCGGGTGGTGACGGTCTCGGCCCGGCCGAACTGGCGGTGACACCAGCGGTTAATGTCCGTGGCCGCGCTGGCCAGCTTGCGAGTGAGCTCGGTATCCCGCCCCGTGTTGGTGTCCGGGATGCCCATCGAGGCCTTCAGCATGGCCAGGGTGGCGTACGGTCCGCCGATCGGATATGCGGTCATGACGCCTCCGGAACGTAGAGGCCCAGGGCGTTGGGCTGGAGCGGTCGGCCGTTGCGCCCCATCGGGGAGCCGGCACGCATCCAGGCCTCCGTCTGCCGTGCGATCTCGTGGCCCTTGGCCTGGATCAGGGTCTCCTGCTCCATGGCATAGGTGGTCTCGTCCAGGAAGATCCCGCCCTTGTAGTGCGTGGTCTTGATGGACGTGTCCACGCCGAGCCGGAATCCGGCCGCGGTCACCCGGACACAGAACGACAGGTCCTCGGAGAACGTCCGGGAGGTGCCGTTACCGCCGGCTCCGGGGATGGACAGCGGGGCGAACGGGTCCTCACCCAGGCCGGCCAGGGCCCGGCGGTGGATCAGCAGGCAGGCGGCGCCGGTGGCGGCCACGTCCTGGTAGGCGTCCCGCCGGTAGCGGACGCTCTGGAACCCGATCTCCCCGGTCTGCTCCACCTTGACCATCTCGTACAGGGTGGGCTGGATCCGGAGCCGGGCCGCGTGGAAGTCCCCCACCTTGCGGGCCGGGTCATGCTTCTGGGCGAAGCAGAGAGCGCCGAGGACATCGGCGCCGTTGGCCTCCGCACTGGCCACCATCCTGTCCACGGTGTCCGGGGCGAACCCCATGTCCGTGTCCACCATCCAGAGCCACTCGGCATCGGTGGCCAGGAAGACCCGCGCGAGCTCGGTGCGGGCGGCGGCCACGCCCATGGTGCCGGCCACCTTGCGGAAGTACTGGCCACCCGGGCGGATGATTCGCTGGGACGTGGCCTGATCACGCAGGAGAAGATCGGCCCAGGACAGGCCGAAGCAGGCCGCCCACTCCTGGCCGTCCACGAATCCGGGAATGACGGTGCCCAGCTCGATCTGGTCACGATCGCCTGCCACGTCCACCCCCTCGATGTTCTCGCTCATGCTGCCCTCGCTGCCCTGGCCGGATCCTGGCTGGATATCCCGCGCGCCCCGGGCTCCAGCCAGAAGACCCGGGGCGCGCGGTGGCCGTGCTACTCGCTCGCGGACGAACGCCTCTGGCGGCGGGCCGGCGTGGCCGGCGGCTCCACCTCGGCGTCGGGCGACGCCTCGGCCGCGCCGTCGTTCTCGGACGGCTTTTCCTGCTCCGCCGCGAGCTCGTCCAGGCTGATCTTCTCGGCCGGGGCGTCCTCCGGGTGGAACGTCTGGGCCTCGGCCTTCACCTCGGCCACCTCGCCCGGCGC